ATCGTGATTACCCGGTATGATTACAACCTTACCAAAACGAGTTAACTCTTTTAAAAACCAACTCGTTAATAATAATTGTTCATTTGAGATATTAATTTTTTGATGTGCGATATCACCCGCAATAACAATTCTAATTTCGTTATGCGATATATTTTCATCCGCCCATTCTAAGAATTTTACACTTAATTCATTTAATAATATTTCGAATTGTTCTCTATACAAATCGTGCATTTGAATTGTACGAATATGTAAGTCGGCAATATGTATAATTTTTTTTACCATCTTTTAATATAATTTGATAAGTCCATCGTTAAAATTGCATTATTGATTTGCGGTGGAACTTTATATTCGTTAAATGTACCATCTTCTTTTAATAAAACAATAACATTTCCCAATATTTTTGTATCTTCAAACTTGGTACCCTTTAACATTTTTAATAATAACCTACTATATAATGGTAATTGTAAGAAATAATGACCTAATGCATTATCATGGTAATTGTTAAATGGTGGATATAATTTACCCGTATAATGTTGAACCTCAAAGTTCTTTGGTTGATTTGTTTTCCAATCTGTGGTAACGAATCCAAAGTTGGTTTTCTCTTTGTTCATCATTAACCACACTTTATCTGGTTGACCAGTGTATTGTTCTTCGGGGTCACCTAATACAATCTCAGTATCCAATAATACTCCACCTCGTTCTAACATTAAATCAAGGAATTGTTTTCCCGCAATAATCATATTATCACTCTTACGTTGTTGTTCCTCATTAATGTTAAAGATTGGTTCTCTAACTGATTTGTAATTCCCGAATCGAGAAATCGTATCACTTTCTAATTCAAAGTGAACACGACTACCCATATTGGTTGATAGGTCACCTGCTCGTTTCCATTCCGCAAGCAATTCTGCTTGCCCCTCAGGGTCACCTTTAGACATTTTTAATGCCATACCTTCAGCATCAAATGCTTTATGAAATTTCTTTATAATCTTAGATACTGACGGGAAATTTTTCTTCACCACACCATCCACATCTTTCATAAAATAGATGTGTTCTTCCTCAATAAAAGTCAATTCAATTTCTTTTCTTCTTTGTTCTAATAAATCCTTAATCTCTAATGAGATGTCGTTTAAATTCATATTAATCAAGTTGTTTTAATTTATAATCGGTAAGGTCTCCCTGTAAATCGGCAATATCCTTATCTCCCTCTAATTTTACAATCCAAACCTTTCCCATTAATTTACCACAATTAAGTTTGTGATATAACTTTTCTGCATCTGCCCATGCGTCTGGGTCCAACACTATTACTATTTTTTTTGCTTTCTCGTATAAAACACTAAACAAATATTCACTCATAAACTTACCTAACATGGGTATTGAGTTTGGTATGAATATACTATCGAACGCACCCTCAACCAAATAAATTGTTTCATCCCAATTAACTAAGTATTCATTAAAGATGAGTATTTCTTTTTGTGCTTCAGGATTCTTATATTTCATTCTAGGGTTATACAAGTATGAACGTGCCACAAAATAATTTATGTTATGATTTAAATCATATGATGGTATAATGATTCTATTTTCATACTCACCACTATAACAAAATCCAATACTATACATTTGTAACATCATATCGGTGATGTTTCTTTTTTTAATGTATTGAAAAGCTTGTCGATATTGTGGTGTCATTTTAAGACCATTACTGGCGTCCTTAAATGCAACAAACTCTTTGGGTAATTTTACAGGTTTATATACTCTTTTATTATCCTCATCATCTTCGGGTTTTAATAAAAGATAATTTTTTAATTGTTTCTTATTACCCCATTTTTTAATCAACTTATATATTGACCCGTGAGTTTCATGTGTTTCGGCACAAACCCAACACTTATATACACCATATTTGTAATTAACTTCTAAATTACCTTTACCATCCCCATGCTCTAATCCCTTAATATCGTGAGAACAGATTGGGCAGTCAAACGATATTTGACCTTTATAGTCACTATGTGATTTGTAATCCCCCAAAATATCTTCGAGGATTTCAACAACAGCGGAATAATCTACTTCATTTTCGGTCATACTCACAAATATATGTAAAATAACTGATAAAAAAAAATCCCCCGGAACACCACCTCCGAGGGAAACCAACCAAAAGTGTATTTCTACACTCCCCGTCTATCTTTATAAATATAACCTAAACTATCCGTAAATAAAAATTTTAGTTGCCGGATTTTTCTAATTTGTTCATATTAACATAACCAATCACACAACATGCTGCGTCAGCCATATCATAATTTTCTTTTCTTAAATTACCATTCTTACCATACAGCCAATTTATGTCCGGACACACATCATTAACGTGTTCCCAAATTACATGTTTCTTATCAATGTCTCTTGGGTATCCACCAAATAAAACATTACGACCTTTATCATTTGGTCCAACTAAATCGGGGAACGCGAATTTTCTTGAATTATATGTTGAAATAAATGTTGGTAACACTCCTAATACATCGTAACAATTCTTTAAAATTAAAGTGTTGTAACGTAATAAAGTACCAATTGTGTAAATGTTATTTGATTGCAATAGTGGTTCCTCAATAATAACTCGGGTAATACCCATATTCTTATATCCTTCCAAATGTTTTTTGAAAGTATCTGCCTTTTTGATTAATTCCTCAATCTTATCTTCTGGTTGTGGTTTAATTTTTGGTGAAAAGTGTGTTAACTCCAATAACTTAGAACCCGATATATCGAACAACGCAAACCCTATGGTTTTAGTTGAGATATCTAAACCAAGAATTTTAGGTTTGTTTTTAAATTTTACATCTATACTCATATTAAAAGTTAATTTAAAAACAACAAAATGTAAAGCTTAGAAATCTATTTTTACTTGAATAACTTGTGAACCCGTTCTTTCTAGCGGTGTAACTAATTTACCAAAGACCAGAGCTTCCTTATTTGAATTTAATAAAGCAACTTCAGTAATTCTTGGGTTACCCACCTTAGTTGGGTTTTGTGATGTTACAAATTTACCTGTTGGTAAATTGGCGTTAAATATCATTTCAGCAATATCAGTTGATCTTACAACACTTACATTACCTGGAAATGTTCTTTGATTACCAAAATATGGTGTAACACTTGTTGATGTGTAATCTGTACCTGTAACATAATCTGATAATACAAAGGTAGTTGCCGCATTATAAGCCGCTTGAGTGATTGTATATGTGTAACCTGACGATAAATGACTAGTAAATGATGTTCCATTATCTGTGGTAAAATCCATTAATTTCCAAGATTCAGGATTAGGTTTAGTACCATTATTTACTATTTGTGCTAAAATGTGAAATTTATTTGCTGTGTATCCGTTATTTAAATTTGTAAAATCATTACTATTAAATTTAACGGCAATACTATGTGGTATTGTTTGTCCAGTAACTTTCATAAAGTAATTACATGGTAAACCATTTAAGGTGGAACCTGTTCCATTTGATACCATATATGTAACATATATTGTTTTACCTGTTGTCAAATCCGTTAATGGACTATTAGTTACTACCGCATTTACTTTTGGTGCTGTTAATGTGTAATTTCTTTTTGAGTTAACATCTAAAGCCGCAACAATTTCTTCATCATCAAATACTATTGTTTTGTGATTATAAAATATCTTTCCCACTCTATTTGCTGTTGTTCCTGTACCATCAACTAAGTCTCTGTAATCAATTGTAAATCTTGAATGATAATTCGATACCATCTGTTTAGTTGTTCCGCTCATGTAGAATGTTGCTCCTGCACTTGATGAGTGGTTTCTATGATACATTAATGTTGGTATTGTCACCTTAAAATAATCTTTATCTGAAATCACATTTGGTGAGGTGTTTCCTGTGATTTGTGTACTTATATAATCGTCGTATTTAAAAAATCTATATGGATCTGCGGTAATACCACTTTGTGTGTAGTGTAATAGTGCAATACATTTTTGTTCTTCGGGAGTGATTCTTACAATTTCATTCATTGTATTAACGATAGTTGTTCCCGTATTTTGTGTTTGACCTAATGAAGAGTTGTAACCTAAGAATTCTTTAGTTCCTGTATGTACATTACTAGTGTAACCGGTTAATGCTCTTGAATTTGTTGGTAAACCAATTGGTTTTTGGTCCCACACAACATTTACCGTCCATCCACTATCTGGTGCCATCACATTTCTACATGGTTGTAAAAATGACGATTGTACCGGAACACCATATAATGTTGACCCACTATTTGTATACCACAATGGATATTTTACATTGACGTCTTTGTCAAATGGTGCATATACGCTTTGAGTCGTTATTCCACTATAATTGTATTCTGAATCACCTACAGCAAAATAACTTATTACAAAATTACCTTTTGAAATAGCATCTCTACCTTTCTGTGTTAATCTTGCACCTACTGTTGCTGAAAAATTTGTATTTAAGAAACTCATATTTTATAAATATTTTATTATTTTTTTTCTACCTTTATTTTAAAATATACTACGTTAGCCGCTATAATTAGGTATTGTTTGTGTGTCTATTGTTAATGAAAGAGTTTGAACTGCCGGCGCATCTACAACGTATGAATATGTGGTCAAACTTGAAACGTAACCAGGACAACCTGTTCCTCCTGCACCTTCCATAGCACAATTTATACTTGTTCCAAATATTACAACATCACCACTTGTTAATCCTGGAATTGTATAAATAACACTACAAGTTATTGGGAATATAACTGATGTTCCGCCAGGTATGTTTATATAACTACCACCATTAACATTGTAAAACATTGTTATTGTCTGAGGTATACTTGCAATATCTAATGCACGTAACTCTATACTTTTACCACCTGTTGTTGGAGTTGGTGTAGGGGTTGCAGTGCTACTACTAGTTGGTGTAGGGGTTGCAGTGCTACTACTAGTTGGTGTAGGGGTTGGTGTTGAAGTACTACTACTTGTTGGTGTAGGTGTTGAAGTACTACTACTTGTTGGCGTTGGTGTACTAGTTGGTGTTGGGCTCGTAGTTGGTGTTGGCGTTGGTGTACTAGTTGATGTTGGTGTCGGTGTTGGTGTTGGCGTTGGTGTACTAGTTGATGTTGGTGTCGGTGTTGGTTCAATTACAAGACAATTATATAAATCATCACTATAAGACCCTGATGTAAATACACCATATCTTGGATTCAAATGAGCGTATTTACATCGGTTAAAAATATTATTGCCGACTAAATTACCTCCTAACCATAAAGTTGTTGCGGGTATGAATTGTTCAATAACCTGTACCCAATATGGACTCATCTTATTGATAAATTCATTAACTGAAGCAAAATTATATGGTATAAAATTTGTATTTGTTATATAATCATTGAAAACTTTTTCTAATGGGAAATATGATTTGTTGTATTTTGAAGTATGAGATTCGGTAATTAATTGATTTAACACGTCATCCAAATATTCTGCAAATGTTAATTCTATTTGTGGTTGTAGTTGTCCACCAAAAGTCAATGATAAATTTCTTGATTGTCTATAAACATCAAAATTAATACCTTGTGATGGGGATAGATGAACATTTATATTTTTTCTATTTAATGTTAATTTTGATTCATTCTCATTTAAAACTACACTTCCTTTTAAATTGTCTATTCTTGTTTCTAAATTGAAACCATAATCCAAACCATCTAACGTTCTAAAACTATCAAAATAATCTTCACCATATGTATAATCTTTTGGTTTGGTTTTAATTATTTTTGTGTTACCAGTTAAAACTGACAATTCAGTATTAATAATGTTTGAAGACCTGTGGTCCAATGTTAAATCATACCAACCTGATCCTTTTTGGAAATATATATCAGAGTTTAAGTTTTTTACTTTTCTTGGTAGTCCATTTGAATCTATTGGGTATTCTTCTCGACTTAATCTTGTTGTGCCAGTCGTAATTCCTGTTGCAAAAGTGTAACCAGTTTTTGTACTTCCTCCAGCAATATTATATGTAATTCCACTTGTTGTGAAACCTGTGATAATATTATTTATTTTAGTTCCTCTAATTACCTCATCGATATCATCTTCAAAATCTTGTTGTGGTAATCCTGTTACATCATAAACATATTCATCAATTTTTATTAATGGTTCAGGTGCTCCTAAAAATTTTAAAAAGAATTGTATTGCAGAACGTGTTCCTTTTGATTTATATAATTGAGCTAAGTTTGTTAAGATTCTTCTATAAAATTCATATTCAGCTTCAACCAAAGTTTTACCCAAAGATAAACCAAGGTATTCCGCTTGTTGTCTTGAATATAATGTATCTTGTAATGATTTTTCATCAAACAAATTAACGGTTGATAAACCTAATGTCTGTGATAAATTCTTTAATAATAAATCAGGTACGTTGTTTATACTATCATAACTTACATTTCTCATGTAAGCAATGTTATCTATATATTTTTTTACCTTATCAAAATTTTGACCATATAATTGAAATATTGATTCAGCTTTTTTATCCTCACTATCAAATTCAAATAATTGTGGTGCAGTTAAAAATCTCACAATTAAATTTGATTTGTAACCATCTATTTCTTCACCTAAACTACTTAATTTTTCAATGTAATCATTAAAGTTTACACCAACTATTTGAATATTCCAATTATCTTTTGAGACAGGCCAACTGATGTTCACGTTTACAATATTTGTGGATGTTTGGTCAAAACTATCTCTAGGTACTTTAAATGTTGCAGTATACTTTGGTGTTGTTTCTCTATTAACTAACGTATCTTCTAACTCATCTAAGTTAGTGTAGAACTCTTCAGTAATTGCATCGTTTGGTCTAATGAGAAAACTTGTTGTGGTTCCTGTAGTACCATTAAAAATATTCCCTTCAACCCCAAGTTTTACATTACCATCTGAATTGGTTTCCGTATAACCAACAATATTATATGTGTTACCACTAAAATCAATTACATACTTTACATAAGATGAATAAAAACTTCTAATAGTATTATCCGTTGAGGGTGTGGTATTACTTTTTGGTTTCGTTATTAATATATCAAATGGATTAAAAAATATAGAAGATGGTGTGTAAAATTGTGTAGTATTGGTAATTGGATTATATGTCGATTGATATGCAGTATAATCGGTAAGATTATATAATGAATTTTCATCAACTAGTATTGCTGCGGGAAATTTATTTATGATTTTGGAAACCGATACCGACAATCTTTGTTTTAAAGAACCAAATAATGATTTACTTGAGTCATCTAAATTTGCTTTAAATTTTATTTTCTCTTTCTTTGCATTACTACTTTGTGTTGTCGGTGCGTCTTTTTCCTCTTTTAATGTATCTAAAGTAATATATTCAGAAAATGGTATGGTTTTAAAATCTCTACTATCTTTTTCTGGAATGACTTTATCTACAGCAAAGTTCGTATTAGTCAATTGACTGCTACCATCGGTAATTTGTCTACCAACTAAATTGTCACTAAACGTTTCCGCACCTGACGCAGCTTGACTCGGAACTTTGTATCTTGTTACTGCCATTATTCTGTAATATTACCTAAATTTAACGTTTCGTCAATACTTTCTCTTTCCTCACGAACCTCATATAGTGTTTCATTAAATTCGTCCTTAACTTCGTATAGGTTGTATTGTTTATAGATATTTTTATTGTTATCGTAGATTGTGTAGATACCTGGAGTAATCGCCTTAGTTTGGTCACCATAAAGTGCGTGTGCCAATGTAGACGCATCATGTTCTACCATTTCAACCTCAACGGTTGTTGGATTAAAGAATGTATTTGTTAATATAATCTTTTGTCCTGGATCACCAATAAACGGAATAACGTTTGGTCTACTTGATGGTGCAGATGATGGTGTCACTGTTACAAATATAAATGATGTTGCTTGGTCTGTGTATTGGTATCTAACCGCCTTATCAGATGAGTTACTTAAATTCGATGTTACAGGTGAACAATAAAACGAAGATGTTACCATTCTATAAAAGTTAGGTATTTTTGTTTTATTATCAGATGCGTTTACATATTCAACTCTATATCCAACCAATCCTTGTGGTGTAAATTTACCTCTATCTGCAGTAGGAACATTTGAAGTATTAATAACCAATCCTCTTACTGATGGTAACGATGCTAACACACCACAATCCGCAATAGTTGTTCTAATTTGTTTTGGTCTAATGTGTAGTGTATAAATTCCCAATTTCGAGAAATCACTTGCCTCAAGTTTTAAATTATACAAGCCACCTAATATTTCATTATTGGGTGCACTTGAATCATTTGTAGTATTTGCATTATGAAAAACCGGTGTTAAAACCTTTTCAGATACTAATTTTTTTAATGTAACCGGTGCGGTTGCCGTCCTACCCGATGTGAAATGATAGAAAATATCCACATCTGCGGGAGAAACGTCCGCCGGTCTAACTATACCATAACTTCCAACTGCCATATTATTTTATTAATAAATATAAATCTTATTGTTTTTTAACATTAAAAAATCCATTTCCATAGACACTTAACTCACCCATGTTATCAATTTCACCTAATCTAAAGTTCATTTCCATTACTCCCTGTTTACCTCTCTCCACAAAAACGTCAGAATAAACCCTTGGTTGTTCAATAAATCCAAGAAAATGTTCGTTTCTTGTTAGAACTTTATTAATTACATATTCTGTTGCGAAATTGGTTGCGTCTCCCGTTGTATATCCTGAAGGTAACGATGAGTAGTAGTTTGCGGTTTGACCTGTAATTTGAGTAAATCCATTCGCCATATCTCTATACGATAGTCCATCAATAGTATATCCTGTATATGTTACCCCACTAATTGTTCCATATTGTAATGTTTGAGTATATCCAGTTGTACCATATTTTTTTAATTCCGATAATCTACTTGAACCTATAGCGATAAATGATATTGATGGGGTTGTTCCTGTTGGTCTGGCTTTAACTCCTGACACATATTCCAAATCATTCAAATATGATTGTCCCCCACCCGGTAAGGTGTCTGACGAAATATTCGTATAAGGTAAAGTGAATCCAGTTAAAGTTCCAAAGTAGGTTGCCATACACTAGTAAATATCTTTAGATATTTTTTACTAAAATATAACTAATAAAATATCACAAATAAAGGTTATTATTCAATCACCAAAATTATATTTGATTTCCAG